TGCTGTTGTACTTGTTTTATGACAGCACTACCAATTTTCACAAGCAGTTGCTAAAAAATGAGCGAAATTTTAGAGATTCTGTATTGCAAAGTATTGTATCTTTGCAGAAAGATCGTGAGAAGTTAACTGATGAGATTGATACCTTAGAAAAAGTGCTATCCGATCAGACTGAGGATGTAAAGAAGCAGATTAGAAACATCAAAATAAATATCAATGTACCACCTGCACCGCCAATACCTTATCACAGCCTTAGCGATTCTGCTTTGGTTGCCAGGGTTCTCGCAAATTAAGCCACATCCCGATGGATTTATTGTCACTCGAACCTTTATGGAGTTGGTTGCTTCACGTTTTGACAGCTTGAAGCACTATAAGGCAGTAGTAAAAGAATCTGAGATTGTCCTGGACAGCTGTTATTCTACTTTGAGCAAATACCAAAGACTGAATATGATGCAGGATAGAAGATTGCAGACAATGGAACTTGAGATATCGGGTTATAAGCAGCTAATGGAAAGCTGTAATCGGGATGCCATTGTACACAAAGACATACAGAAAAAACTAACAAAAGAGATTCGCAGAAAAAAGACCTGGAAGATTATTGGCATCAGTACCAGTACGGGATTTTTAGCAGCACTAATCTTATTAGCACTATGAAAAACAAAGCTTACAACATTCCCGAAGAGCATAGGGAAGAACTTATTCAATTAAAGGATTGGATGTTGGAACTACCAAGAGGATTACCGCAAGGTGATGACCGTACAAGGTATCTATTTGAGATTTACAACGAATATCTCTTCACATCCAATGTCATTATGGAAGACAACTGCTCATCATGCAGAGGTAAAGTATTCCGCAAGGTAATGGATGCAATTGAAACCTATGAATTTTATGGAATACATGGATAATATTAAGAGCGAGTTTGCCAAAAGACTGGCAGAGCGTTTAGAGCAGATGGATAACATAACTCCTGAAACGTTATCTGATATGCTTATCGAATCGGGCATCGTTTCTGAGCGTAGAGTTTTGCAGTATTGTGCCATCTGCGAGTTTTACGATAACATAGGGACCAAAACAAAAACGCAGACAATAAAAGAACTGTCTGCGAAATATTGTATCTCTGAGCGGATCCTGGTTGAACTTACAGGTCGGGAGCGGAGGTTTTTAGTTTAAGTTTTTTGAGTGCCCTTTGGTGAAGGTATTTAACTCCTTGCTGTGACATATTTAACTCAGTTGCCAGTTCCTGCCATGTTTTTGGAAAGGGAACAAGATAAACCTGGTGAATGATGTGCTGTTCCTTGTATGACAGCTGTTCCATCAGTATTTTGATACGGTCTGCCATATCTTTGTTCTCATAGTAGTCCAAAAAGTTATCATCAGAAGCATATTGCTTTTCGTATTCATCATCGTCTCCAATCTTTTCATCCATTGACTCTGTTGATGGCTTGTGAATAAAGTTTCTATAAACGCTATCGGTAATCTTTAGTTTATCTTTGATTTCCTCTTCTGAGTGGGTGTCAATTAGTTCAAGTATCTTTCTGTTGAAAATATTCTGTTGCTCCGATATTCTGATAACATTCCGAGTGTTACGAAGGTAAGACATTATGGCTTGCTGAATATACCATACAGCATAAGAGATAAACTTGAAGCCTTTGGTTGCATCGTATCTCTCAGATGCCTTAATCAATCCAATCATTCCTTCCTGGATTAAGTCTTTAAGGTCACTTGCTTTTCCTCCGTATTGCTTTGCGACACTTACAACAAAAAGCATACTATGTTTGACAAGTTGTTCGGGTGTTGCTGTAACTTCCTGCTCAGGTGTGAGTGGTTTATACTTTGCAGCTTCAGTTAAAAAGTTCTGAATGTTGTGCTGTGTGAACGATTTTTCTATTTGTATTGGTCTCATCTGTCGTACTTGTCAAGGTCATAAGTTTCAATTATATTTATAAGTGCTGTGGCATAGTGAGGAGCGGTGGCATATCCTGCTTTCTTCAATCCTCTTGCCCATCGTTTATAGTCAGTTCGTTTAAGTTTTGTGAGATGTCGGTATCTGGTAGAAACTAACAGCTTTGAGTGGTCACGATACGATCTCCAAGCTGACTTGTAAACAACAAACCTATCGGTCGGAGTATCATCACGGAACACAGCGTATTTTTCTTTCCTGCTGCGATGCCATTTCATTCCGAAGTGGTTGTTGTGTTTTCTGCTTAGGTCAGATCGGCCCGAGTTACTTTCGATGATACCCTGAGCCAAGGTTATGCTAACTGGAATGTTGTATAGTTCTGCTTCACGCTGTGCAGTCTTTAAAAAGCGTTTGATGTATTTTTCAACATGAGCAGGTTTTTGTTTGGCAGGTCTTCCAGATGGTGGGTTGCCTGGCGTTGCAAGTTTAAATGACAGCAATAGTGCTGCGAGTACGGTAACGATTAGAATGTTTCTCATTGGTAGTTAATTTTGATTGTTATAGTTTTGGTCTGATGCCTGGATGAGTTGTTCAGTTTCGATATCATAGGCATTGATAAAGTCTGCCAGGGTAAGTTTTTGTTTTCGGTCCATGTACATACGGAATAAAAACTCAACTGCTGTTTCTACTTCTTCATGTTCTTCGTTCATATAAATGGTTTGATTAAATTAAATACTTGCCTTGTTTCGTTTTCGGCATAAGTTACTATTTGTTCTTCATGTTCTAAATTCCAATTGTAAACTATCATTGCAGCATGAAACATTTCATGGTTAATAAGCAAGGTAGTTTCTAAATCATCCGTACAGCGAGATAAATTTATAAACACAAAGAACTTGTCTGAGTTTGGATAATAATTGCACCATCCTGCAATGTAAGCATCTTCAGTAGTATTTTGGTGTAGCATGCAGCTTTTATAGTTTAAGCCATGCAGTTCCATTTCACCTAAGTGCCAAAATATCATGCAAGGATTATAGCTTAGCAAAAGCGTGTAATTAGGTCGCGTTATTTCAATCATAATATTTAGTTTTTGTAGTCAGGACAAGGATTCGAACCTGTATATCTGGTACCCATTTTTACCGTTAGGTGTTAAACCCACTGACTTGTGCGTCTACCAATTCCGCCACCTGACTTTAAAATACGCGTTTTTGAATTATCCCTTGAACGCTAACAATGCCAACATACGATTTGGAATACCTATGTATTATCTTCGGTCCATGCAGGTGCACCTGCAGAGGGCTAATTTTTTTTATAAAACATTTATATCTATTTTTCCTGCTTCTAATCTTTCAGCTATCCACCTTGCAGTGTCATCGTGTCCAAGTTCGTGATATAAAATATTTAAAACTATTTGCTTTTTCTGTTGCTTTTCCATTTCGAGGGCGTGTTTAATTTCTTCTTTCCAAGTTTCCGTATGTTCGCCAAATATCTGCTGAACTAAATATTCTACTGCTGTCATTTCAAAGGTTTTATTTCCGTAATGGAGTCGTCAACAAAAAAGATTTTCAATGTGTCAGCACCGTTGAAATCCTGCTCAGGTGCTTTGTATTCCTGCTTCATCTCGCAGCGTAATAGTTGCCATACCAAGATTGACAAAACTATTACTGCTAAAATGTCCCTCATGACTTTGGAACAAAGTTTTTGAGCTGCTTTACCTCTTGTCTGGTCCTCCTACAGATAAAAGCGTCTTTGTGCGCCCTTTGCCAGGTAGCAATCATGTAGTCAGCCTCCATCTCAGTTTCGTAAACAAAAAGGATCCTGTAATATTCGCCAGCCTGTTCTACCTTTGCAGAGTCCAAAGTGCACATTGCGAGGTGCTCCGCTCTGATGTACTGCGGAGTGCGAGTAGAAAGGATTTGGATGCAGTAAACGGTGTCAGTTTGTTGAGCTGCTGCGCTGAATGACAGCATAAGGATAAAAAATAAAGTTCTCATGTTGTTGGTAGTTTTAAAAAGTGATTTATTTAAGTTGTTCGATTTTTCTGATGGCCCAGTTGATACCTTCATCTCCGCCCCAGGCATCCCACATAAGGCCTCCGCATCCTTCTTCGTATGAAACATTTTTGTTCTGTGCGTGTCTTACGAAGGCTGCCATACGTTTTACTGTTGTGAGGCTTATTGGTTCACGTTTAGCCAGTTGATTGGCTCGCATCCATCCTACAAGAGTGCCACAGTCATTCTTATTTCCGTTCTGTTCCTTCCAATCCAATGCACGTTTGGCATTGTCACTTGCTGCTTGTGGGTAGTCGGTGTAGCTATCTTCGTTAACTGGAGCAGATTTTTTGTTTTCGAACTTGACAGCACAGATGGCATATCGTTGTGACTGATCATAGTCGGCAATCATATTCTCATCCGACATACAGCGTTCAATGAACTTGTCGAATGATTCTCCAGGATTAGGTGTTGGAATGGGCATAGATTAGTAAATTTGGAACGTATTTGATAATTGATGAGTAAATCTCATCTTGATTAACTTGTAATATCTCATGTCTTGATACAAAATTATAATTCATTCCGATAACTCCAAAATAAACATCGAACTTTTCGGGATTTATTTTGCATCTGTGGACATAAACTTTGTTTGTATTTGCACCTGCTAACCAGGTATGACCAATGATCAGAAGGTTGTCGCTGACCTGTACTGTCTCAACGAAGAAATGTTTTCTGTAAATTGCTGCTAAATCTCTCATGATGGTAGTTTTTTGATGTGTTATAAATCGATTGCATTACAAAAGTAGTAATAATATTTTATTACACAAATATAAAAGACATTTTTTTGCACTAAAATGATAATATTTTTCTATTATAATTGTGCAAATTCATTTTTTGATATGTATAAATTCAAAGCAGAAGCAGCTGAAATGACGATTAACGGTGAGATTGACGCTTTTTATGGCGAAAATCTTCGTTACATTGACTATGACCTGCAAGATGCAAAAGATATAAAGATTTTTCTGAACTCAGGTGGCGGACAAGTTACCGAGGGTTTTGCCATTGCTGACCGTTTACGCAGGCACGGACAAAACAACAATGTTTCTGTGACCGTTTGTGGCCTCTGTGCATCCATTGCAACAATGATTCACGCAGCAGGCAGTACAGGCAGCAGAAAGATGACAGCCAATTCTTTCTATATGATACATAACACCGCTGTCTTTGCGGAGGGCGGATCTAAGACACTTCGCAGTTTAGCCGATACACTTGATTCAATGTCAGACCGTATTGCTGAAAACTATGTTGATGTTATCGAATCCAATAGCAAGCTGATAAATGGTACCCGTGAGCAGACCAAAGCGCAGGTTATTCAATGGATGGATAAAGAAACGTGGTTCTCAGCTCAACAGGCTTATGAGGTCGGCCTCATAGATGGTATTGAGTCAGCCTCAACATATATTACTCCTGAGTCCGCTCCGAGTATCAAAAATCAAATTCGTAACTGTGTAAATGTTCCTACTGAACTTATGGCAGAACTTGACAATAACATCACAGCTGAAGAAAAATCTTTCTTCACAAAATTCTTGGCGTTTTTGGGTTTTGCGCCAAAGCCTGCTGTTGCAGAAGAAAAACCCGAAGAAATAATTCAAAACAATATTCAAAACATTGAAACAATGACTGAAGAACAAATGATCGAAGCTCTTAAGGCTGCTGGATATACAGTTGAACTCGAAGCACCTGAAGAGGAAGTAATGGTCGAAGAAGAAAAAACAATGACACATGAAGAAATGATGTCTGCACTTGAAGCTAAAGGCATTAAAGTTAAAAAAGCTGAAGCCGAAGCTGTAAGCAATGAAATCAAAGCACTTCGTGAGGAAATTGCTCGCATCAAACAAGGCGAGAAGAAACCACAGGTTACTGCCAAAACAGAATCAAACGAAAATCTTAGCCGTAGAGAACGTGCATTGAAGAAATTCTCAGACAAAAACGAAGGAATGCTCGTTAATGCTGCGAAATCTATCAAAAGCAAGTTGAACGGAGAATAATTTTATCTTAAAACAAATCCAAAAAATATAAAAATGGAGAAGAATTTCAAAAAGGCTGCCGTAAATCCGTTTGTTAAAGCAAACAGCGGTGGTATTATCCTTAAAGGAATGAACGTAGGTTATAGCACAGAAGCTCCTACATTCAACGTAGTTATCGCTGCTGGTGGTAACTCAGCAACTTTCACACTTAACTCAGCTAACTTGGCTCAGTTTGAGTTCGTACGTTACAACATCACAGATTCAGCTGGCAATGGTAACGGTGCTGTTTATGCTTCAGGTACTGAAACTTTGAACATCACTACTGTTTCTAAAGCTTACAACGGTATCGGTCCTGATGCTTCAATCGAGATTGTTTACAAGTTGGTAGGACAAGAGCAAGTGCTTTCTTACAGCATCAATCTTGATTCTGCTTCTTTGGTTGCAGGTGTAACTGTAAACACAGCTGCTGCTCTTGACAGCGATGCAAGAGGTGCTTACTTGGTAATCGATGGAGTATCTTACAGCAGCGGTGCAACTGAAACAACTGTTGACATAGTTGATGCCATCGGTCTTGTTGGTTTCACTCTTGAAGCTAAGGTAAACAATCAAACCAATACTGGTGTAGTTGGTGCTGATGGTTCAGTAACAATCGTTGTAGATGGTGCGCTCAGTTCAGGTACTTATGTAGTAACTGTTAAAGTTACCAATGCTGGTCCTGAATACGGTAGCTTCCAAACAGCTTCATTAACAGTTTAATCTTTTCACTCAAAACAAAATTTCGAAAATGGAATCTTTAAATATCAAATTGAATGCGCAGGATGCTATCGACATCATGTTCGAACCTGTGTTCATTGACAAAGATATGATGAGCGACTTTGCCATCGTTAAAAATCTTTATGCAGGAGAATACAAAATCGGTCTTCTCGGTGCAATGAAAAACGTAACTGGTAAGCTCCAGGCTTGTTCACCTAAATACAAAGGTGTAAGCAACATGAGCGAGCGTACTTTGGTTGCTCAGTATGTTGAGGCTGGTACAAAAATGTGTTATGAGGAGTTCATCAATACTCACTATGACCTACTTGCTCCGCTTTACACTACTGCCAAAGGTAATCCTGATTTAACTATCCTTCTTAACTTGCTTACTAAGCAGTTAGGTGATGGTATCAAATCTGACGTACAACGTGTTGCTTGGTTCGGTGATGTTGCTTCTGCTGATGACAATCTCAACTGGGCAGATGGTATCTTCAAATACCTTGACCAATTGGTTTTGGCTAACACAGTTGGTGCTTACACTAACTCAAATCAAGGTACTACCTTGACAAACCAACAGGCTTATGAGCTTCTTCAGGATGTTGTGAACGCTGCTCCTGCTGCTCTTAAAACTATGCCTGCATCTGAGAAGATTATTCACATCAACGGTCTTCTTTGGGATCAGGTTCTAACTTACCTTGAAGACAATGCAGTAAGTAATGGTTTCATCAAAGTATTCGAAGATGATTTGAACAAAATCGTAGGTACTTACAGAGGCATCAAAATCAAGGCTCATTACGAGTGGGATGAAATCTCTCAGGAGTATTTCGGATTGACTGACCAGAACAAAGTTGTTTACACTCACAAGTCAAACATCGTTGTAGGTACTGACCTTAGACCTGATGCAACTGGTGGAGCTTCTTTCTTCAAAGTTTATCAGAATCCTGAAACTGACGAAATCACTCTTCGTGCTAAGTTTGTGTTCAACACCAACTATGTATGGCCTGAGTTGTTCTCAGTAGGTCTATAAGAATGAATAAGGGCAGTTTAACCGCTGCCCTATTTTAAAATTTAATAATTCAAAAAATATTATGGCAATTACTTCAGGTTTAACTACTAATTGCGCAAAATCTTGTGCAGGTGGTGTTAAAAGACTTTGGATAGCAAATTTCGAAGACGTAGATTCTATCACTTTTGATGGTACTGAGCAAATCACAGGCATTACTATGGTTGCTACAAAGGTATTCTACGAAATAGAATTAAAGCGTAACAGCAAATCATTCACAGAGCAGTTCAATGTTTCTGATGATGGTTGTAACAACTCACTCACACAAACATTCAGCGGTAACGGTCAATGCCGTGACCAGGATACAAGAAACTTCTTGGTATCTGCTGCAAAACAATCTTGCTGCGGTATCATCGTTGCTCACGAAGAAAACAACGGACAAGTAGTAGTTTGGGGATTCTTCTCTGATCTCAATGCTCGTCTTGGTGCAGGTACTCAAATCACTACTGGTACTAACTTGACTGACCCATCTCAAATCACTTTGGAGCTTATCTGTGATACAATCGTAGATGGTGCTGCTACTGTGTTCACTCCTGGTGCTGCTGGTATCATCGCACTTACTTAGTCTTAGCGTTTTTCATACGGTTTTTGGTTAAATTAGGAGGTATCCAAATCTAAGGCGGTGTAAAAGCCGCCTTTTTTAAAATGTTAAGCTATGATAAAAGTTAAAGACTATTGCAAAGACTATAATGTACCATTCAAGGGTAAAACTCTTGGTACATTGGAAGGTGATGACCTTAAAAAATACATCAAAGCATACCTGGACAGCAAATATCCTGAACAGCTTCTTAAATATTTTGAAAATACAATGCAGGAATTAAAGGATTTTACCTTAGATTTACCTGCTAAGAAAATCAAAAAACCAAAATCAGAAGCTGAACAGACAGAAAGCGAAGAGTAATGAGTAAGAAAAACAAGCCAAGTAATTTATTTAGTATGCAAATAGGACAGCCTGCGGATCAGATTGTGCTGCCTAAAGACTTGTACTACGAAAATTCAGACCCGACAAGAGCGTTGTTTGGCCTGTTTGACTATCTTCCATTTGTCCGTGAGGGTGAACTGGAGCAGATTATTGCTCTGATTAATAATTCTCCAACAGCTAAGTCAATCTGTAATAAGGTTGCCTATTTTACTGTTGGTGAAGGCTTCTATATTCGAAAGGAAAAATCAGTCCTCGGTGAAAAATCAGCACAGATTCTAACACCAGAACAGAAATCAAAACTTTGGGCAATCCTAAGCAGGCAGAATAGTGATGGTGAAACGATATTGGATGTGTGTAAGAAAGCTGCGTTTGATTATACTGCAATTGGTAATGCCTTCACTCAGCTCGATGTGGTACAGGGTTTTGTTTTCGCTTCACATCAGAATATTAACTTTGTTCGACCATTCCGCAGCACCGACCTTAAAACCCGTTTTTTTGGCGTATCTGCCGATTGGGCCATACTACCTTATGCAGGAAGAAGCAGAGGATATGAGAAATTTGAATTGAGTAGTGTTCCTGCAACAGTAAAAGATATTGCAGCATATCCAAGATGGACCGATGAACTTGACAGCTTACTTGAGTCAGAATATGGTCAAGGTGCTAATCTGGCAGAGTTGTACGGCTATGACAAGTCTTCAATGTTGCAGCTCAAGCAATATAGTCCGCTGATGTATCAATGGGGTGTACCAAACTGGATTGGTGCGAAACACTTTGTAGAACTTGAATACCGTATTGCTAAGTTTAACGTATCAAAATTCCGTAACGGTCTGACAACATCAGGACTTTTGCAACTCTTTGGTGACCTTACTCCTGAACAGCAGAAAGATTACCAGGAAGCCTTTATGCAGAAGATGACCGATACAGGCAATGACTTTAAAGTAATCTTCCAAATCCTTGAAAATCCTGACTTGAAAGCTAACTGGGTACCATTTGAGCAGTCTTATAGTGGTTACTTTATGGAGCTTTCCAATATTGCCAAGGACAGAATCGCAACTGGCTTTGAAATTCCACTAAGTTTAGTGCAGGCAACACCAGGACAGCTTGGTAATAACCAACAAATCCGTGCTGAGTTCGAAATCTTGTATAGAACAAAGATTTATGATATGCAGCAAGCCATCCTCAGAGGCATTGTGAAGCCATATTTGGATACGGTTGCAGAAACGGAAGGGATTGAGTTTTTAAAGGGCGTAGAACTTGATTTTATTAACATCGTACCGGTATCGTTTGCAGGTGACCTGGAAGTGAATATGTTGCTCACCAAAACTGAAGGAAGAGAAATCCTTGGTTATGGCCCGACATTGGAACCTGCTATCAAAGAAGAGCAGATACAGACCGAAGCAGAAGCAGAAGTACAAGCCGAAGAGCAACAGCCACAAAACATTTTAGCTAAAATCAAAAACTTATTAGGATGGCGCAATTCATAAAACCATTGGAAGTTGTTCGTGGTGGTTATATTCGCATCACTCCGACAGATACACAGTTCGACCCTAACTTACTTGCACCATTCGTGGACAATGCAGAACGCAGATATGTTCGCAATCTTATTGGTGCAGCGTTCTTCAACCAACTGAAAGCAAACAGAACAGTAAATATTATCAACTACAATCCTGTATTTGGTGCAATTGAACCTGCATTCACAGACACAGACCTTGAAAATCTGTTCCTGAATGGTAAGCTCTTCGACTTGCTTGGTTTTGCAGTCCTGGAAGAATCTTTGAGTTTTGCGCATTTCAAAATTACATCGGCAGGTGTCCAGGTTACACAGGCAAATTTTGCCACAGCTGCAACAGGAAATGATATGCGTTACTTGAAAGATACAATAAAAGACAAGATACAATTTTTGCAACAAGAAGTTATTACGTATCTTTGCGACAACAGCGCATTATATGTACCATTCGACTTTGTTCCAGAAGGTAAATGCCCGAGCTGCAAACCTAAAAACAAAAACATTTCAACATTTCCAATAATCTACTAATAAAATGATGAAGCAATTCGCAGAAATAAAAATTTATGAACTCGGTGGCGGTGTAGCTTTCGAGGAAGTAAGTGAATCAGTTCCTTTCCTGGTATTGCCAAAAGGACAGTCAACAATTAAATCTTGGGGTGCATCAGGTTTCTTATTCGAAAATATTGTGACAGGAGATGTTATTGCCTTCGTTGCAGAATACGATGATGTCTTAGATAGCACAGGAACACCATACGGAGTTGACCAGTTAGCAGTTTTTGCTGCGCTTGGCGGTTTTTTTTTTGATTTAGGAGGCGGATCTCAAGACCTTGCAAGTGTTTTAAGTAATGGCAATACAACTGGACCTGAAGACATAATTTTTGACGAGTTTTTTGGCTTGGCTTTTGACAATAACTCTCGATTAAGAGAGGGCACGGTCGACGCTGGTCTTGGCGGTGCAAAAGGTATTGCTCAGATATGTGCTGTTGGCTACGAGTTGAAGTGGGAAGCAGGTCGCTTATATGTTATGGGCAGCTCAGGAAATACAATCCGCTGGTCATTGTACAATTTTAATGTCACTCCTGCGGTAACAGATGACAATACAAAAGGATATGCAGTTGGCAGTCTTTGGAGCTTAGATAGTGGAGCGGTTTATCTTTGTTCAGATGCTTCAACAGGAGCAGCTGTTTGGACTTTACAATCGAATGCAGTACCAACTTTGTCTCAGGTTTTAGCCTCAGGAAAATCAGCAGGCAATTCTGAAATAACCGACTTAGATAAACTTGATTTTAATACAGCACCAGCAGGAACAGCAGGCGAAGGGCAAATGGTTTGGAATGATACCTTAGGCACTTTAAACTTAGGTCTTAAAGGTGGCAACACTATTTCTAATTTAGGGCAGCATCTTCATGCAAGGGTAGTTAATAAAGTTACTCCAAATCAAACGCTAACAAAAGCAGGGTATAAAGCTGTAAAAGTATCGGGCGCACAAGGTCAAAGGCTTGCAGTTGCATTTGCACAAGGAAACAACGATGCAAATAGTGCAGATACAATTGGTTTGGTATGCGAAACAATAGCCACAAATCAGGAAGGTTTTATTGTTTGCGTAGGTCAACTTGAAGGCATCAATACAACTGGTTCACTACAAGGCGAAACTTGGGCTGATGGTGATGTTCTTTACCTCAGTCCGACCACAGCAGGTGCAATAACCAATATCAAACCAACTGGAGCAGGACACATTGTTATTATCGGATATGTTGAATATAGTCACGCTATAAATGGCAAAATTTATGTCAAGGTAATGAATGGGTGGGAGTTAGATGAGTTGCACGATGTATCAATAAATTCGCTTACGCTGGCAAATAAAGATATTTTGCAGTATAACTCAAGTACAGCGTTATGGGAGAATAAAAAACAACCTATCGAAATTCAGTTAGCTGCATCGGACGAAACAACAGCATTAACAACAGGAACAGCAAAGGTTACATTTAGGCTGCCAGTTGCATTTACTTTGACAGCTGTTCGTGCTTCGCTTACAACAGCACAAGCAAGCGGTTCAATTTTTACGGTTGACATCAATCAAGGCGGTTCATCTGTTTTAGGTACTAAGCTAACGATTGACAATACAGAAAAAACAAGTACAACAGCTGCAACGGCTGCAACTATTACGACATCAGCACTAACGGACGATGCAGAAATAACAATCGACATAGACCAAATCGGGAACGGTACTGCAACAGGTCTTAAAATAACACTAATCGGAACAAGATGATAATAAATCCATACGCTTTCGGGCAAAGTTATGACCCCGATGCACAAGCATTTTTTACAGCAAGTGGTTTAACAGGTGCGACAAATCTAACAGCCATTAACAATTTAGTTGTGGCGTTGAAAGGCTTTGGCATTTGGACAAAGATGAAAGCTATTTATCCAATGATTGGTGGAACAGCTGCATTGCATAAATGGAATTTAAAAGACCCACAAGGTACTAATGCAGCGTTTAGATTGGTGTTTAGTGGTGGATGGACTCATAGCAGTACAGGAGCCAAGCCAAATGGAGTTAATGGTTATGCAGATACATTTTTAACACCAAGTACAAGCTTATTACAGAACAGTACTCACATTTCATATTACAGTAGAACGCAAAGCAATAACACAGAAGTTGAAATTGGTTCTTCAACTGGATTAAATGCAACAGATAACAAAGCTTTATTAGAAATTAGAACAAGCGGAGTTACTTATTATAATATAAATGGTCAAAGTACATACATTACTTATTCTGATGTAGATAGTAGAGCTTTTTATATTGGAAATCGTACTGCATCAAATGTAGTAAATGGTTGGAGAAATAGTACAAAAGTTGCAACAGGAACAACTGCAAGTACTGGATTAAGTACAAGAACTTTTTATTTGGGAGCTTTTGGTTCACAAGCCGCAGGACAATTTTTTTCTACAAAAGAGTGCGCTTTTTCTTCTATTGGTGACGGATTAACAGATACCGAAGCCGCTAATTTTTACACAGCAGTTCAAAATTATAACACCACGTTAAGCCGCCAAGTATGACACAAGTAGAACTTTTAACAGAATCACAAAAAGACTTATTAGTTGGTCAATTATACGACGAGGATAGCTATTTTAACCCTATTCAGGATATAAATGATAATTGGATTATCAGCACCGAAGAAATGGAATTTTGCGTCAATCCTGAGTTTATGTGGGTAAAAGACCTTCCGCTTATCGACTATAAACCGAAACCTTCACCACCATTCCCTCCATTGTAATGCGCAAGACTAAGGTCGGACTTTTATCGGAGGAGGAGAAGGAAGCGCTCGAGGGGCAACGATACGCAAAGGGGAAGTATTTTACGCCAGTACAAGATGAGGACGGATTTTGGGTACTACCTTTGGACCAGATCAGAAAAAATAAAAATATTGACTTTTGGTGGGTTTTATACCTGCCGCAAATAGATTATAAACCTAAAAAAATGGACAAATCAGTCATTCCAGATTTTATGGCTCTTTCGGGGCTCTTTTTATTCACCGGTGCGGAGGTATCTGTCGAGGGCGCAATATTTGAGATTATATCCAAATTTGGCGTGGTTGCCGTGCTTTGGTTCTGGCTCAAAGAAATGAAGGAGCAAATGAAAGACCAGGTGAAAGGATTCAATGAAGAAACCGAGAAACTGCGCAATGAACATAAAAATACGATGCATGAGATTAGTGAGATTCACAAAGAGCACAAAGAATCCTTGACTGAACAGCTGAAAGCAAAAGATGATATCATCAAACAGCTGCAAAAATAAAAACAGCTGCACGGTATTTCCGAACAGCTGCCAACTTTCAATAATCACTATAAAACTAAAACGGTAATTCTGCCTCATCAGCATCACCTGGTACCTCAGCTCTGAGTTGTGCCAGTTGCTCTGTTGTTAGATTGAACTTATCTTGTATCTGTGCCATTGTCAGCTCACCTTTTTTAACTTTTATCTTCATCGCCACCATTTGTCCGTTGGTGGGTTCAGGCAGCGTTGGTGTAGGTTCGGACTGCTCAGTCTGTTTTTCTCCTTTAGAATTGATTTTACGAGCATAAGAAGCAATAATATCGGTGTAGTACTTCCCTTCATGCTCACGATATTCGACTTTTCCTTCTAAATACACCACATCACCTTTGTCAGCCTTAAACTCTTTGAACAATGTGCAGCGATGCCATTGGGTTTTCTCCTGCCATTCTCCGCTCTTATCCTTGTAGCTTTCTGATGTAGCCACAGAAAGATTGGTGAGCTTATCACCAGACTTTGTGTCTTTGATTTCTATTTGACCGATGCGCCCGATCAGCGTTAATTTGTTTACCATTTCAATCGTTTTTTGGTTCGTGATATTTATATTTGTTTCTTCTTTTCGGTGGTATGTAACCAACTTTCTCTGTCAACAGCAACAGGCCGAGACCTGTGCTGAGACAAAATATTGCAATTGCTAAAACCATATTGACTCCTCCGTATCGTTTTCATAAGCTTCAGATAGTTCCTCGCAGAAATATCGGTCAAGTTCTTTTGCAGACTTCTCAAAAATGATAGCTGCCTGGTCAATGGTGACACTTTTATTGTAGTCTTCGATGTAGATGTCAGTCAGTTCAAAATATCCTCCTAAATCGGGTTCTAATTGACAGCCATAAGAATCTCTGCTGCCCATTTCAGGTTCAACATAGTAACCTGAGATTTGAACGTAAACTTCGTTTGTCGGAAAGTTGTCGCACTCCATAAAGAGTCCTGTGGTGAAAATTGCGTTTGTCATAACTTGGTAGTTTTAAATGATTAAATAATAGCACAAAGATAATATTATTTTATTACATTGTATCTTTTACAGAATATTTTTTAAATTTATTTGCACACATCTTCCAATTAACCCTGAACTGAATCGGGTAGTGTTCCGTTTTGCTGCTCCTGGATGCCTTGTTAAGACCGTTCCGTAACTGACTGCCCAAGGTGTGCGACTGAGAACCTGCTTAACAAATACTGAGGTGTTCAAAATAAGCAGATATTTTTCTTTCTGTTCCTCAACTACTCGCAAACCAAGCCTCTGAAGCCTTTCATCTGCTGCATCTTGCTTAATTTTTGCCTGTGGATTATATTCTGAAGCATATTCTACCAACTCACCAACAGTAACAGTACCAATGAAATCTCCTTCAATCCTTGTTTCGTGCTGTAAAATAGTCTGAAGGCATCTTTGCTCATCAGTTAGGTCTTCTTTGTCCTCAAGGATCCCTTTATAATGCAATATTATACCAACTTCATTCAATGCTGTTTCAGGTTCAACGACATCATCGTTCCAGGTATGCCACCATCCACCAAGCAATGCTCCGTATTGGTCACCAAGAGCACGATCACCGACAAGTCCCGACACAGCTTCCGTAAAAATGTAAATACTTTTTAGCATGTTCGGTAACAAATTCACCATTCGTGCAATAAAGCGTAAGCCAAAGTCACCAGTAATGGTTTCCTTCTTACTTTTATTCAGTTCCTTAAACTTATCCTGGTTGCTGTGCTTTGCAAGTTCAAAGATTGTGAACCTTCTCTTGTCGCTGTCATTTACCAACTGCGGATTGATTGATACCATCAGGAAGCAACTGCGAACAAAATAGTCCGTTGCTTTTCCATCCTTGCCACCTTTCGGAATAGCAGGACTCTTCTCAGAACTTCCTGCCCTGGCAAGTGCAATAACTTCCTGCATCCTTCGAGCTGCATTCTCATCATTGCCCTCCGATTCATCAATGGTAACTGGCATAGCATCAGAATTGAGCTTCTGCCTGATCGCTGCCTCCGTTGCTGCTGTTCCCTGAGCATTGATACAAAAGTCAGACAGTACAGGATGAATAATCTGTTCCAAAACATATGTCTTTCCATTTCCTCTTGGGCCAGTAATCCAGCAATGAGGTCTCCAGGATAGCGCACCACAAACAGGAGCAATGGCTAACCATCCTGCAAGTAACTTACCATCAGCTTCAGTATTCCAGTTCAGTCTTGAAAGTAATCTTGTCAGTTTGGCACATTCAAACTTATCCATCGGAGTTTCAATCGGGATGCGGATATTCTTTCTCATCTCATAGGTATAATCCGTATCAATACTGCCAAGGTTATACCTAATCTTCTCGCTGAGTAACTGCATACCGGTATGGAAGATGATTCTGTCGCTTTCCTTCCAGGCTCCTCGCCCTCTTATGCTCTGTAAATCGAAATATCCTACTGCATTACACATTGTAATCAGGTAGTCTGCAATAAATTCGCTCTTATCAAAACATTCGTTTTGCCAAAACTCTATCGGTGCGAGCTGAACAACATGCTGCTTGGTAAACTTCGATGTGCTGAATGCCAAAATTGCATTGCTCAGCTTCGAGTAAAAGTAGAATCTCTGAAATCTGCTTTCAGAATCCCATCCTAATGGTTTAAAATAACCACCGACAAATCCTCTTTGGTCTGTTGTTGGTGTGTTGCCTGGTGCTGCTTGTGCTTTTGGTTTGCGCTTTGATTTTTTTGGTTCTTCCTGATCGGATTCCCAATTGATTGGTGGTAGTTTTTTCATTGCTTAGATTTTAATCCGTATTTTTCCTCTTGATATTCCATAAACTCATTGGCTCTTTGGATGCTTTCTGCCCTGGCAGCTTCCTTCCCATACAAGCCTTGAACCTTTCTGATGCTCATATCACATCTCGTTTCAAGTTTAAGGGTGTGCAAGGTAGGAGAAACAGTTGGAACTTCCAAAAAAATTGTCTCAGATTCTGTATTTTTTAGTTCTTCAATAAGTTCATTCAATACTGATAGCTGTCTTTCTTTCTTCTCACGATAGGCTTTTTTGGTAACTTCATCTTTTAAGAATCCATCCATATATTTTGCCTCGCTGATTAGCTCCTGAATGACTTTTTGTGCTTGCTCGATGCTGTTCATATTCTTTCAATTTTTGCAATGCCGCCTGCATTGTTTACGTTCTTAATAAAGTTTTTCTGCTCATTACTTACTCTGCCAGTCTTTGTCTTGACTTCGACTGCCGTGAAGACTGCTACCTTAGTACCTACCATTTCGGGAGTGATTGTTATCTCAGTCCATCCAATCAAATCGGAACTACCTTTGCACAATCCGAACTCAACGAAGCGAGGGTACAACAAAACTCTGTCACCACTGATACTTCCCATCTGTCCCTGGTATGCTGTACCGACATTGTTACGGAATAGCACTCCTTTACGCGCGTGAGCTGCTCTTATTCTGTCATAGTGGGTTTGTTCTTTCATAGCATATTTGTCTAAAAAATCATCTAAATAATCATTTATAACTTTTGGATTTCTATACACAGGAGTACTCATAGCTTCCGAAATTTTTCAAGGTACTTCAATGTCGAAGGATTCTGATATCCTGATGGACCACCATTCCACATCCTTGCAAGTTCTTCATACGTTGGATATCTGCCATTACGCTGAGCAAAGGTATGCGAGTGAACTCCCATCGTTGCCCAAAAAACGTGCTCTGCCTTTGTGCTGTCAAACATATCAGCGTGAGTATATCCAAGCAAGTCAATCAGTCCGCTGCCCTTTACGCAAATCTGATGTATCTGATATCTGCCATAAGCTCTGCCACCATCACCAATAATCGAATCCAAGTTGTTGGTCTCAATCTGTCCAATCTTTGCCTGGAACTGACTGTCACAAGTATCACGGTAAATGATAACCGTTTCAGTTACAATCCTTGTTTCGGGTTTTTGACAGCCTAATCCAAGAGAAAAGGCTGCTAAGATAAATATTTTTTTCATAATTATAATTTTTAATTACCTGCGGCATCGGATCGAACGATGCTTAAAACTCTGAACATTCGCATTGATTGAGTTTTGTTTTTCGCCACATAAACTACACAGGATTCGTTTAAGTAATCTGTTTTTTCTCTACTGGGATGAAGCCAGTACCAGTACCTTCAGTTCCCATCATTTTCAAAAAATCAATCTCTACCTTCGCAGAGCTGACAATTACACTTGCAAGATTCGCAATGGCTTCTGCTTTCTGCGTTTCAACCTCTGTATCTGCATCTTTGTCCATCAATTTTTCAATCTGCTCAAATAGCAGGTTTCTCAAATCCTCAATTTTATTTCGTGCCATGTTTTTTTCTGATTGTTCTTTTAAGTTTTTGTAATGCCCTCATAGTCTTCTTTAACTCTTCGGGATATCTGTGCATCGTGTTTCGCCTCATGTTTTCTGCCATTGTCACCAGTTCCATATTATCAAGAGAATAGTTCTCCTTATTTCGGTCTTTGATGCGCAGATAAAATCCTTTTGGTATTGGGCCGTTGGCTTCCTCCCATATCAATCGGTGTTTTCGAATCCATTTTCTGTGCGCAACTTTTACCAGTACATATCCTTCCTTGTCCAGTCTTGTATCTCCTTCGTTCTTCGTATTGTGCGGCAAATTACCTTTTTTGAAACTTGTAACATTGGCACTCATGTAACCTTTTACATTTTTATTCCAGGCATCTTGACCTTTTTTGTATCTTGTTGCAGCACCGTACTTCCTTAATCTATCAGCTTCTAAACTGAGAAGGTAGTCAATAAACTCCTGAGTTTTTTTGATGCCGTGAGTATTCGCCTGGCTATAAACAGAACATGCTGACCTGTTCAATATATTGCACAATTCTTCTGTACGAGTATGAGGATACAACTCACGCAATATCCTCATCTCATCCTCAGTCCATTTACGCTTCATGTTCATCCTTGGCTTTTTTAAGGTAGTGCACAGCTTCTGCAATGATAACTTTGAGGCTGCCTAACTGTGCGTGTGCTTTGTACTCTTTGTCAACACAAACCATGTCAGCAGTTTCACTTGAGCGTTCCATTGCGGTTTCAAGTTGTTTCAATGCCTGCTCGATGCAGAACTCAACAAATGTGTCATTTTTCATAACTTTTGTAGTTTTAATATGTGATTAATTGATTACGGTTGTAAAGGTAAGTAATAATATTTTATTACGTTGTACTTTTAATAAGATTTTTTTTCTTATATTTTAAAAATAATTTCCATAATGGCAATAAAGCATCGCTAATGTGTGATTCTGTAAGATGTATGGTATTTATTCCATATTCTTCATTTAATAATTTTTTATACACTAAATATAAATTTTTATTATGGAAATCATCTCCTTTAAAAATTCTTTTCAATTGTTCTATCATTGAATTTGCTTTTTTTACAATATTGCCTAAATGATAATAATATACCCACCAATCTTTATTTCCGAATATTTCTTTTTTAATCCATAATTCTTCAAAATATTTAAAACAAATATCATTATTTACTTTCTGCTCCTTTCTGTTCAGCAGCTCTTCCAGGGTGGTGGTATCTTTTACTGCGATGCCTTGTACTATTTTCAGCTCACGTTTTTTCTTCTCATTAACCAGTCCGCATTTCGGGCAGCACTCTTCTGACTTCTCATACACAAAGTAGCAGCTTTCACAAAAATAATATTCATCATACTTCTCTTCCTCTTGCTTCTTCTTTTTGCGTTTCTTCTTTATTCCTTCCAATGACCAATCTCTTGGCATCAATGGGTGCTTATGTCTGCCGATGTTACCAACGTGATCAAGTATGATGCACTTCTCTTTGCCCTCACAAGGTCTTAATCCTCTTCCTACAATCTGTAAGTATAATGCCATCGACATGGTTGGTCTACATAAACCTACAACAGCCACAGCAGGTATATCTGTGCCCTCGCTTATCAAGTCGCAAAATGTTACAACATTGATTGATCTGTCAGCAAGTCCTTTGAATATCCGCTCAATATCTTCATCTTTCAGCTCACCATGAACTGCTTCAGAGGTATATCCTGCTTCCCGAAACTTATCAGCCAACTTTTTGGACTCCGCAATACTGATGCAACTGTAAATCGCTGGCTCACTAGGTGCGAGTTTTGTGTACTCCTTTACAGCATCACCAACTAAACCCGATTGCTCAATCAGCTTGTCAAGTTCGTTTTTATTATATTCTCCGTGCTTGTCGAGCTTCACATTCTCCAATCCTTTAAGATTCTTGAAAGTATAATAATCAGGCATCACCAGGTTGCCCATCTTCACCAGTTCAGCAGGTGTAGGACCCAATATCATATCCTGGAAGATATCTCCAAGTCCTTGCCCATCTGTTCTGATTGGTGTGGCTGTTACTCCAAGGGTATAGACTTCGGAGTAATGATCCAGGATTGTTTTCCAAGTTCCTGCATTACTATGGTGGGCCTCATCCACAATAATCAAATCAGGTACTGGTACATCAGCCAATCTGTTCTTCAAAGTCTGAACGCTGCAAATCTGTGCTGGCAAGTAGTACTGCTTAGAATACCCACCTGCAATAATGCCGTGACGAAGATTATACTTCTTGCATCGCTCAGAGATCTGCCGCACCAGGTTCTTTTTATGCACCAGGAAGAACACAGTCTTACCTTTTGCCATAGCCGTTTCTGCTATGTAAATAAAGGTCTCGGTTTTTCCTCCGCCTGTTGGTAGTACGTACAGCACTCTTTTGTTCTTTTTGAGGCTGTTACGGATGCCTTGTACACCATCTTCCTGATATAGCCTAAGAGTTACGCTCATCGATATATTTTTTAAGGTTAGCATCTTCTTGTTTTCCAAGCTCATCATTTATGCGCTCTAAGTACATCAATGTTTGTGGCTCAGTCCTGGACCATTTGTCCAATGTTTGTTTGTGGATGCCTGTTCTGCGGCACAGCTCACGGATGCTGATACCTGCACGATCTGCTCGCTCTTTGATTTTTTGGTAAGTTTTCATTTTTTTTTAAGATTTTTGAAAAAATATTGTTTAATAGTGCAAATGTAATAAAATTTTATTATCTTTGTGTAACAATTCGTTAAAATTTTAAAAAATAACTACCAATGACAAACAAACAGTATCACTCAATGGTCGAGTATCTGAGCAAATCTTCACTCGATCAACTCCACAAATCACCTGCTCACTTCCAGGCTTACATTCAAGGTGAGAAAAAAGAACCAACAGCATCAATGATCTTTGGCAGCCTTGTTCATTCTGTGATGTTCGACCAGGATGACTTTGCTATCATGCCATCATGTGACCGCAGAACTAAGGAAGGCAAAATGTTGTACGAGGCATTCCTTGAAACAGCAGAAGGTAAGGAACTGATTGTTACCGCTGAGCAGCATGAACAGGCATTACTTATCACTCAGTCAGTTGCCAAGCATCCTAAGGCAGCAGCACTCCTTTCTGAAGGTGTTGCAGAGAAACCTGTATTCGGTCAACTCGGTGGTATGCCTGCAAAGTGCAAACCTGATTTTCTCAATACCAAGTTTAACGTACTGGTTGACCTGAAAACCACTAACGATGCCAGTCCTACTGAGTTCGCCAAGTCTGTTTGGAACTTCCGCTATCATGTTCAGGCAGCTATGTACATGGACTTGACCAATGCAAAAAGATTTTTCTTCATTGCTGTTGAGAAAGAAGCTCCATTCAATTGCGAAATCTACGAACTCGATGAAGAGTCCATCGCCATCGGAAGAGCAGAATATCTCGCAGATATCGAAACCTACAAAAAATGCCTGAAAACTGACAACTGGCATGGTTACACAGAAGAAGCTGCAATTCATGTTATCGGTTTACCTGCTTGGGCAAAAAAATAATTCTTAATCTTTAAATAACTACCACAATGTCAAACATCACAAAACTTCCAACATTCCAGGATCTGATTACAGATACACAGGAATCTTTAAAGCAAAATGCCTTAACTGTACTACTGAATCAAGATCCTCCTAAGGCTTGGCTTGTAACACATCCGATGATAAAGGGGTATAATTACATGCCAATTGAGAAAATTGAGTACCTTTTAACACGAATTTTTACAAAATGGTCTGTTGAGGTAAAATCTGTTCAAATCCTCGCAAACAGCGTGTGCGTCACGGTTAGACTCTTTGTAACAAACCCGATTACCGGAGAAACAGAATGGCAAGATGGTATTGGTGCTGCTCCGATACAAACAGACAAGGGAAGTGGCGCAACTGATTGGAACTCAGTCAAAACGGATGGAGTTCAGAAGGCTGCACCAGCTGCTGAAAGTTACGCAATAAAAGACGCAGCGGAGAAATTTGGTAAGATTTTCGGGCGTGATGTGAGCAGAAAAACAACGATGGATTACAACTCGTTACTTAAAAAAAGCGATTTTAACGACCAAGTTTAGTGTGTTAATAGTTTGTGTTAGAGTGCCTTATGTCTGGGCACTCTTTTTTTTTGCCCATGTAACAACTTTTTTAACGTGTTACAATTTTGATACAGATAACTAATTGATATTCAATTCATGTAACAATGTAACGCTTGTAACGGGAAAATACATTCATTATGAGGAACACTATTATACTATTATATATACATACATAATACATGTTACATCTGTTACATTGTTACAATATAGTAGTAGTGGGTGTTCTGATGTAACAAAAATGTAACGCTTGTAACACTTCACTTTTTCAAAAAAAAAACATATTTTTGCAGTGCTTTGTAAGCAGGTTTTTAGTTTGTCTCTCGGGGAAGGTTATTGGTAGTTTCCTTCCCCATTTTAAAAATCTTCGTTTTAAGGCACTTTTTTTATGCGAGTGGTATATTGATACCAAAAAAGAAAGAAAATTGATTGTAGGTACTAAAGAATGAGAAGTAAGGCTATAAGCACCATTAAAAAAATGAATTAAAATGGCTTTATTTGAAAAAGGACATAAACTGGCAACTGGTAGACCGAAAGGTAGCCTAAACAAAACCACAGCCGAAACAAAATCCTTCCTGGCAAGGATAGCAAATAAGCTCGGTGAGCATATCGAGGAAGACCTCGAAATGATGGAACCTAAGGACCGAGTTAAGATTTGGCTTGAGCTTCAGGAATACCTAATACCAAAACTCAGCCGTACCGAGATAACTGGCGAAGATGGTGGAATGATAGAGATAAAACAAACACTAAAACTGGAGAACCTTGGCCTTGATCAACTTAGAGAACTTGAACGAATTGCTGAACTTGCAGCGGATCCGACAACTTATAGCAGCGAAGGATTTTAAACGATTCGTTAAGCATACCAAACCTGACTACCAATTCTCCTGGCATCACAATCTGCTGATTGAGTATCTTCAAAAGTTTGCAGAAGGCAAAATCAAAAAATTGATGGTATTTATGCCTCCGCAACACGGAAAGTCCGAGCTCACATCGAGAAGGCTTCCTGCATATCTGCTTGGCATCAATCCGAAACTAAAGATTGTCGGTTGCTCATATTCTGCTGACCTAAGTCGAAGTTTTAATCGTGATGTACAGCGCATTATGGATGATGATGTTTACATCGATGTCTTCCCAAACACCAGGCTAAACTCTTCCAACATCCGTACATCTGCCAAAGGTTCTTTCCTGCGCAATGCCGACATCTTTGAGATCGTTGAGAATGTTGGTTTCTATAAGTCCGTTGGTGTTGGTGGTTCTCTTACTGGTACGCCAGTAGATGTCGGCATCATCGATGACCCAGTTAAGGATGTTGTTGAGGCAAACAGTATGACATACCGAGCAAGGGTTTGGGATTGGTACAATGGTGTTTTCTCTACTCGTCTGCACAATAACTCACAAGTCTTAATTACTCAAACCCGATGGCACGAAGATGATTTATCGGGCCGAATCTTAAAGCAGAAGGATGCACACGAATGGACAGTCTTAACGCTTCCAGGTATCTTGATGACAGCGGACAAAAGGCAAGATGACCCGAGAAACATTGGTGAGGCTTTATGGCCCGAAAGACACAGCCTTGAAAAACTGCAAAAGTTCCAGGACAATTCTCCGAGATTGTTCCAAGCTATGTATCAGCAAGACCCGAAACCTTTCGAAGGTGGTTTGGTGTATCCAAAATGGAATGCCATTGACGAGGCTGAGTACAGACAGATTGGCATTGAGCCGATTTACGGACTTGACTTTGGTTACAGCACCAGTCCTGCGGCATTCGTTGAGATTAAGTTGGATATGCTGACCCGAAAGATTTACATCAAGCAGCTGATATACAAGCGAGGGATGGGAATCGATGAACTTGGTGCCGAGATAAACAGAACGATACAGACGAGCAGAGGCAAGATTATTGCAGATTCTGCTGACCCTATTTTGATTGACCATCTTCGAGGCAAGCACCGATTGAACGTACACAAGGCTGACAAGGGCAAGGACTCGATAAGCTACGGCATCTCAGCCATCAATGAGTTTGAGTTGGTGGTTACCAAGGAAAGCAAGGATGTTGCAATTGAACTTTCGAACTATCGATACAAAGAGGATGCCGATGGTAATCCATTGGATGAAGCGATAAAAGAATTTGACCATAGTTTGGATGCTATGCGCTATGCAGTAACATCTGTAATCTCAAAGAAAAACAACAAATTTATATTATTATGATTAACGCTAAGGACATGAAAACACATCTCGACCTGATGATTGGTGAGGTGGAAGAGAAAACAGAAAAATGGAGTTTGCAGACAAGGCAGCTGCTCAACAACTTGGTTGCAGCTCGAAGGATATGTGAGCGAATCATCACGGACCAATCCATCCTGGACAAGCAAGGGAAGGAATTTTTTGAGCATCAAATACCTGCACAGAAGAAACAGATTAAAATCAGTAAACCAAAAGCGAAATGATTGACATCAAGATTGAAGGCATCAAATACCAACTGCCGAAACTGAGCGAAATCAATATCAATCGATTGATCGAGTATCTTGAGTTCCTTGATGACAACGAACCTGGTGAGGATGCACAGCCAAAGGAATGGTTAATGTTCTATGCCAAGTACATTGCTTTTTGGACTGGTGCCGATGAGAAGCTTGTACGCAGATGTAAGGTTGAAGACATTGCAGGAGTTTTCGGTGTACATCAGAAATATTTATCACCAAGTGAAAATACTACATTTAATTGCTTTGAATTGTTGGGAGAAATATATTATCTTCCGCAGCGATTTATGCAAGAGAGTACAATTGAGGACTTTGCAGAGGCGAGTGAGTATGAGAAGCAGTTAGCTGATGTTCTGAATGGCCAGTACAAAGTATTGCCAAAAGTAGCAGCGGTTATCTGCCGAAAGGAGGGTGAGAGTTTTGACGATTACAAGGTTGAAGAGCGAGCGGAGTTATTTGAAAGTAAGATGAATGCCGATGACTTGTTCCAGGTAGGTTTTTTTTTGCAGAGACAAAGCGAGAAATTGCAGAAAGATTTGCAAATCTATACAACGAGCCAGACGCTCGCAGCCTTAAAGCAGGAGTTAAAGACTTAATTGAACCTTACGGATGGTTTGCGACATTTGTAACCTTGGCAGGTGGAGATATCCTGAAGATAAAAGAAGCTGCAAAGCTACCGTTATACACAGCGTTCTCCTTTCTGAGTCTTAAATCTGCGCAGAATGAATATGAATCAAATATGATGAAACAATGACAATAACACAACTATCCAACTTATTCAATCTGATTGTTCAGAACGATGCTGATTACCGTTTCTATCATTACGGATTTCCATCGGATATGAATATCAACATAGGTAACAACTACGATCCGTTATCTGATACAGGTCGTTTATTTCCGTATGTGTTATTGTTGCCTCCGATTTTAAACAGTCGGGCGATGGAGAACAACACAGCTGCGATTTATGATACTTACCAGGTTGAGTTTCTGATTACAGATACCTATGCCTACGAGCAAGGAGTGCTGACCTACAAGATTGACACAACGATTGAGTTGGAGCAGACCTTGCAGATACTTGCAAAGAAGCTGATTCAGTATTTGTTGGACTATTCTGCTGTATCAAATCCACCTTTCAATGTTGGTGATTATCGCATTGAATTTGACCCATACCGATTCACGGCTGATACTCGCAGCATCAGGGTAACATTGGACTTGGTTGTTCCTGCTATTTGCGATGACCAGAGTTTAGACATATCATTTTTACCTGTTGACATAGAAAATATTGCCACAGCTGATGAAGAGAATCAACAAGCTAATGAAGTTGCACCAGTTAATGTAGTCGCACCAGTTGCATCAGGTAATAATATAGTAGGTCAAACGCTATCAGTAACGAATGGAACGTGGGCTGGAACTTTACCAATTACGTATTCTTATCAATGGAAAAGAGATTTTATTGATATTTTAGGTGCAACAAATTCTACATACACAACAGTTTTAGCTGATTCAGGAGAAAAAATAAGATGTATAGTAACAGCTACAAACATAGTAGGCTCAGCAAGTGCATCAAGCAATAGTATTATAATTGTATAAATGAAACCTAAACAACGAACTTGCCCACAGATATATGGAAGCCAACGAACTACTGAACAATCTTGCGGAACTACTCAAAGAAGAGATGAGGCAGCAGTTAAAAATTGCGAACCATATTATGACAGGAGATTTGGTCGAAAGCATCGAAAGCCGAATACTGAGTACGATCGAAGGAAGAAAGATTGAGATTTGGTTGAATAGCTATGGCATAGCGTTGGACCAGGGCGTTCCTCCTGATAGGATTCCATTTACAGAGCCATCGGGAAGAGGTGGAAGAAGTAAGTACATTGAAGGGTTGCAGAGATTTGCGCAGTTAAAGTTAGGTGTTACGGATAACAGAAAGAGTTTAGGCATAGCGTTTGCGATTGCCCGAAAGCATAAGAAAGTCGGCATGCCAGTTAAAGGCCCGACACATTTTATTCAGAAGACATTGGATGCCACAGAGGATGACATAATAAGATTTGCAGAGGATTGGTCGGAGGCAATATTCCAAGCGAAAATTGATAGCATAATTGAAAACATAAGAGCATGACAGAGAAAAGATTTTTACTAACACTCCTGAGCAGCGCAGACAGCGAGTTATTGACAAACGATTACCAAGATGCCATTGATTTGCAAGGTGGTGATCAAGTTGCATTCTCCTTGGCTGTTGCTGCCTATGTGAGTTTTATCGTACCCGCATCACTTGTATCTGCTTACAATGCAGCGAATCAAGCGAAGAAAGAGAAGATGGCTGAAATTTGTCAGCTGACATTTGCGAGTGGTCAGGACTTTGACACTTATTACACTACGCTTTACAATGAAATATATCCGTAATGGCAGTCATAACATCACCGACTTATAATCCGACATCAGCATATAGGCCAGTAGTTTGGCAAGTGATGTACACTACCTTTCCGCCTGATGTGATTACCAACTGCAAGTTCACGATTACAACTGCAGGTGGTACGATTATCATTGCTGAGGGTAGAGTAGCACCATACCAGGCAGTTCCGAGTTTAACTCCGCCTGCATTGGAATATTACTTTTATGTCGATGTGCAGCAGTACATACAAAGATACTTGACAAAGAGAAGCAGACGTTCTATGTTTGGTGATTTGAATGCCGATACCAGGGTAAATAATACTGATAGCTTTTTGGAGTTTGAGGTATCATTCAAGTACGAGTACAGAAACAACGCCACAGGAAAGATTGAGGTTTATCCTGCAACTGATTACAGCGGATTGCAGTATGCCTGTATCACCACAAGACAGAATGGTGAGGATATGAGCCTGGATGATTTTATTGGTGTGCCATTGGTTACAACTGCAAAGAGATTTTTAACCAATAGTCCGACAAGCAGAAAAATACAGCAAGACGAAAATATATTCCTTTCGTTTTTGGGACAATGGAATCAGATTAGGATTGAAACCTTTGACAGCACAGGTACGCTGATAAATACAACATATCTTGCAACATTGGGTGGACTGCCCGATGAGATGCACACCATTGGAGTAGGAAAGCCACAGTTACAGGTAATACCTGCTGCAACATATTTTGCTTCTGTTGCTCCTGACTTTACTGGTGCAGCATCTTACACGATTACAGCTGGCTTAGGTGTTCCGCTTTTTTCAGGGATGTTATTCTTTATCAACTCTGATGTGCATACCTATACCTTTGACGATTTATGTCCGAAGCAGTTGAGCTTGTATTGGTTAAATTCCTTAGGTGGTGTAGATAACTACGATTTCACGTTCACCGAACTTGCTATTGGTGTCACATCGGAGTTATTTCAAAAGCCATTGAACTGGCCACATACGCAGGATGATTACGGTAGAGCGAGAACGAACATCACAGCGAGCAAAGCATATCGATGCATTAAGCTTGTAACCAATGTCGAGATGGCTTGGTTAAAAGATTTGTTCTACTCGGTTGAGGTGTACGTTGTGAATCCGAATGATAGCAGCGAATATTGGAGATGTTGGATATCTGACCAGGATATTATTGAGAAAAAGAATCCTGGATTGTTTACGATTGAGTTTACATTGAACCTATCACAAGATATAATCACCCACAGAATATGACATTGGATTACGCAGCATACAGTAAACTTGAAGACACTATTTGGACATCGACAAATGGTAGTGCTTATGGCAATGAAATTACTTTGAATTTTAGCGAGATTATTACTTTCGGAGCTGTAACTTTGTACAAAGATTACAAGTTGATTGCTTGCGAGTACCAGGTGAAGCGAAGCAAGATGGTTGGATATCTGTATGTTCCTGAAAGTTTAATGACCAAGTTTATTTTTGGCAATACAGAAAAGCAAAACAGCAGCTTCGATATTACTGATGGTAAGCTGACAATTTATTCCAAGGATCCTGATGTTTATATGAGCTATGTATAGGAGATTAACAATTGATGGAACGGTAGTGGATTTGCCACAGAGCGGATTGACTTATTCACTTGTTTATGAGGTGGATGAGGAAGGATTTGTATCGGGTGCATATTCGAAGCGAGGGATTGAGCTACCAAGCACAGGGGTAAATGATGCCTTGTTCAATGACTGGTACGCAGCAGGAACAGCAAATGAAACAACAGCTGCAACATTGAAGCCATTTGTTTTCGAGGATGGTGGTGTTCAGATTCTTTCAGGGCAAGCTTCTTTACAATCGGGAGTGCTGATGTCAGACCGTTACAGATTCAAGGGCAGAAACTACAAGATTGAGCTTTACGGTACGAATGCTGATTGGACTATCAGAATGAAAGATATCAGAATCCGTGATTTAGATTTTCCTTCGATTGTTTACGATACGGCAGCAGTCATAGCAGGTTGGGGTAGTACTTACGATTCAGGTGATTATCATGGTTTCACGCTGATTAAATGGAAGGAATGGAACAATGCAGGTCAAGTTGGCATTGATGAGTTTACTCCGTTTCTGTTCATCCGTTCAATATTGCAGAAGGCATTTGATACGATTGGTTACACTATCTCAAGTCAGTTCTTAAACAGCGATGTTTTTAAAAGGCTAATATTGCCATTACCGATGCCTGAAAGATATCCTGAAGAGTTTAGTGCGGACTATATCAATGTCAGTTTAGAAGAACCTGGAACGACAACTGGAAGCACAGGTGTGACCTATGTATTTCCGAACTATTCACAGCCGAACTTAGCAACACCGTACAATACTGGAACTGGATATTATGTTGTGCCCTTTACAGGTTACTATCAGATATCTGTATCGGCAAATGTAACAAGTGCATCTGGAACTTGGAATGCTCAGATAGGTGCTTGTATAAATGGAGCTCCTATTTATTTCAATAACCAAGCAATATTTTTTGGAAGTATTATTAGTCCTGTATCAGGTAATCTTTCTGCTAACTTAATCTATCTTGTTGGGTATTTTACTGCAGGAGATACAATAAGTTTGCTGCATAACTTTGGTGGTACTGACCCGACCAATGTTTATGCCTTCTCGATGAACATCGTTGGCGAGGCTGAATTTGCTTTCGGTTCGATACTGGCATTCAAATATCTTGTAAAGGATTGGAAGGTAGTAGATATGATTAAGGGATTGCAACATATGTTCAATCTTAGATTTGAAGCAAACCCACAAGCACAGCAAATAGTTATTGAACCTGCTGACCCATATCTTTACAGGCAAGATAATGCTCCGACAAGCATACCATTGGAGTTGAGGGATGGCTTTTACGCTATTCCGACAATAGATTCTACACAAGGATTGGATTTAGAACTTGGTGCCGAGTTGTTTAACGTGAACGATGTACCAAAAACAACAATATTTGAATACATAACAGATGGAGAAACGGAATCGCAGAGGGAACTTAACGAACCGATTAAGATATTTGGTTCACAATATGTACTTCCACAGGATAGATTCAACGAAGTTATTGAGCAGAGGGAAAATCCGTTCTTTGCAAAGACGATACATACCAATGATTCATCAATCCAAGGAACAACAGCCTTAGGATCGTTGCAGATTCCGCTGATTTACCCACAAAATTATCAGTTAGACCCGACAGCAACTGAAATAAATGCAGACATACAGCCAAGGATATTGTATTTTGTAGGATTCAGAGGACTACCATCGGATTCAAACGTAAAATATGACTTTACAGGTGGTGTTGAACTTGCTCCTCCGCTAAGTTTTATGGTAAAATATAATAATCCCTTAGATTTTAGCCTTAGTTTTGCGAATGAATATTACTTAGGGCAGAAAGCAGTAGGTTTGTTCGAAGCATTTTGGATGCAGGAGTATGCCAGGAAGCGCATCGGGAAGAGATTGGAGGCATATTACTTTTGGGATTTGTTAAGCATCAATGCTTTGTCCTTCCGAAACAAGATGCTGATTGATGGATTGGAGTGGGTACTGCAAAAGATTGATGGTTACAGCGCACAATCTGACAGCAGCACAAAGACTTGGTTGATATTGGAACAAGGCCCAACAGATGATGATGTATTATCGACAACATTTAGTAACATAATAGGAATTGTAAACCCATTAGGAGCATGATAAACTTTCAAAAAATACTTAAAGACCGAGGATATTACCAGGGTGCTATCGATGGCATTGTCGGGCCGCTTACACTTGCAGCAACAAAGGCTTGGATAGATGCCGAGATGAATATCAGAGGTTGGGTAAAACCAGTTAACGATCTCGTATGGATTAGAACAGACCAAAGCTTCGACAACAAGTTTTCGGACTATGTTGTCAGATTCAACAACAGAATTGCCGACATGATTATGCCATGTTCAACTACTCCTGGTGATTACATCGTATTCAATCCGCTCACGGTTGGTGGTATAACTGGAAGTGCAGTTGCCTGCGAACAGCAAGTAATAGCAAGTCATAAGTTCGTAACTGCTCCTGATTGGAAACATCTGTGGCTGAATGCACCATACTTTTTCCAGGCAGGTGCAATTGATATTTGGAGGGATAACACTAAGGACAGAAAGCTCGACAAAACGGTTAAGACTCGTGGTTGGTATGGAATAAACTTTCATAGAGGTGGCATAGGTCATGCAGTAGATACCTGGTCAGCAGGATGTCTTGTTGTTCCCGATGTTAGATGGTTTGAGGCAATAAAGATTTTCCAAAATAACCAATTGATTAACTTTACACTAATAGAACTATAATGGCAAAACAAATAGTACTAAGCATTGAGATTGATGGCTTATCGGACATAACAAAACAAGTTGTCGGTCTTGAGCAGCAGCTTGAAAGTCTGAATGCAGAATTAAAAAATACTGAGAAGGGCAGCGATGAATACATCAAGCTTCGCAATGCAGTTGCAGTAACCAAGGAAGAACTGAGCAAAGCAAAGAAGGAGCAGAAGGATTTTGTTAAGTCTGCTGAAGCGACAAAGCAAGCAGAAGGAAGTTACTATCAGTTGAACCAACAGCTTGTTGACCTTCGAAAGGCTTATAAAAATCTGTCAGCTGCTGAGCGTGATTCTGCCAAAGGTCAGGAAATGAAAATGAAGATTCAGGAACTTGATACTGAACTTAAAAAGATTGATGGGCAGATTGGGCAGTTCCAAAGAAATGTCGGTAACTATCCGAAGACCTTTGCGCTGATAAACCGTTCACTAATGCGGACCATACCAGGGTTCGAAGCATTCTCCGAACAGCTAAGGGATAGTGAAGGTAGAATGAATCTTTTCGGTAAGGCTTTAATCGGTGGTTTTGTAGCATTTCAAGCAGCAAAGTTTATCGGTCAAGCCATTAAGAGACTCGATGAGTTCATAACTAAGATTGAAGAAACAAAAACAACTGTTGCAGAGTTTTCGGGTGCTTATGGTGCAGACCTTGATAGTATCACGGCCAGTACAACAGCACTTGCTGAGACATTTGATGTAGATGCAAAGACGATATCTGAAGCAGCTGCAAAGTTAAGCAGTCAGTTAGGTATTGGATTTGAGGAAGCACTTGATAAACTTGGCGGTGTATTGGTTGAAGGTGGTATGGATGCCAATGAATACTTGAATACTATTTCGGAATATCCTTCAAGTTTTAAAGATGCTACTGGTGCAGTTACTGACTTTTCGGAGAAGAACAAAAACTTACTTGCAACAAATAAAGAACTTGCAGCAAGCCAGGTTGAAGTTGCCAATAAACTTTCGGGCGTAAGGGATACGTTTAAAACAACAGGTAAGCAGATTGAAACAGGATTGTTCCTGGTGTTGGCAAAGCTGATTGAAATCTTCAGACCAGTTGGCCAGGCGTTTTATAGCTTAGGTCAAGCGTTTGCTCCACTAATAAAATTATTTAAGTTTGGCGGTGAAGAATCATCTTCTTTTACAAAAATAATTGAGGTGCTTTTGTTCCCGATTCAAATGCTCGCTAATCAGTTAGTAATTATTGCTGATGGAATTTCATGGATGATTAAGGGATTTGTTGACTTTATAAATCAGTCACCATTTTTAAAATCAATATTTGAAACAATAGGAAACTTAATCGGACGAGTTTATGATGGATTGATAAACTTACCATCTGTCTTTTCAGGTGTTGTCGCTGCATTGAAACAACTCGGTACTAACTTTGTAAACTTTTTCCAAACATTGTACCTTGATGCTCAGATTGCAGCAAAAAGGATTCAAGGAGCATTCGGTGCCAATGTTCAAGCTGCCATTGATGATTTGAGAAAACAGCGTGATGCGGTGAATGCTGATAGCATGACCATGTTTGAAGCATTCAACAAGGCATACAATGAAAGCAAAAAGAAAGCTGATGAGCAGCGTGAGAAGGATGCCAAAGCAGCAGCAGCAAGAGTTAAGAAAGTTGATGTTGAAGCACAAAACGCACAACGCCAAGCAGCAGCAGAAGCAGCTAAAAAACTTGCTGAGGATCGTAAGAAATATGCTGAGGATGAAGAAAAACAAGCAAGAGCAAGAGCAGCGTTATTACTTGAACTGAATGTCAGACTCCAGGAAGAACTTGTTAAAAACATCAAGGACAACAGAGAACGTGAGTTGAAAGAACTTGAGTTAAGTACTCAGGCTCAACTTGATGCACTCAAAAAACAATACGATGAGTTAAAGCTCGCACAGCAAGAGCGTGAGAAAGAACTTGCAGCGACATTTGGCAAAGCATCTAAAGAACTTTTAAAAGCACAAGAGGAGAATGCAAAACAACTTGAGGAAGTCAAAAAAGTACAGGCACAGATTGAAGCTCAGATTGAGCAGAACAAGGTCAATAAGCAGAAGGAGATTAACGATACGTATCGCAAGGAAGAGATTGAGGATGCAGAAAAGAACATCGAGAAGCTGAAAGAACTGCGAGACAGACAGATGTTTGATGAACTCAGCTACATTGATGAGGTGAACAATATGCGTGAACTCGCAAACGAAGAAACGCTGAATAAACTCTTGATGAATGAGAAAGATGCCAAAAAACGTGAGGCATTGATTCGTATTGCTGAAGAAAAGAAACTACTCGCTGAGATTGAAAAAATTAAAATACAGCAGCGTGCGGTTGACGATCAAGAAGCATTTTTGAAAGACCAGGCTGCCAAAGGTGTGCAGATTAAGCAAGAGGAGTTCGATGCAGTAAACAAGGCAAGGCAGGAACTAAACACAAAACTTTCTAAGGCTGAGTTGGATTATAAGGACAAGGTTAAAAAGAATGGTGAAGAAATCAAAGATGAAAGGATAAAGCAGCTTGAAGAAATTGCAAAATATATTCAACAAGGTCTTCAGTTTATTGACCAAATCTTATCTGTTATCAATGCCAGGGCAGAGAAGCAAGTTGAGGACCAGTTGAATCGCAGTAGTCAAAGGCAGGAGAAGCTGAATGAAGAACTTGAAAACGCCACAGGATTGCGCAAGCAGTTCCTTCAGCAGCAGTTGGATAATGAGATTGAGAATGAAAAGAAACTTGCAGCAGAGCAGGAAAGAATACAGCTACAAGCTGCAAAGAGGTCTAAGGCATTGGCAATTATTCAGTCCATCATCAACACAGCATTGGCAGTATCGACAGCATTCATTAAAGGTGGTCCAGTTGCTGCATTATTGGCAGGTGTTGCAGGTGCTGCTCAAACAGCTATAATTGCAGCACAGCCATTAGCGGATGGTGGTGCCGTTACTCCTGTTGCCTTACCTGATAGTGGTGGCAAGGTTGTAGGTGTGCAGAACATACCACAGACAAGCAAAGGTGACAATGTATTAGTTGCTGCAAGGGTAGGAGAAACCTTCCTAAATGCCAAACAAACAAAGATGTTAAGACCAGTACTGAGTGCTGCGAGGATACCAGGCTTTGCTGATGGTGGTTTGCTTGGTGCGCCAAATGTCGGTGGCATAGGTAATAGCACACTAAGAGCGTTTAATGACCGTACTGCTGCAATAAGTGGTCAAGTAATGGATAGCAAAGTATATTTGGTAACAGATGAGCTGCACAGAGATACAAGAGAAGGTGAGCGCATCAGAAAAAAGGTAACGCTACGATGAAAAACAATATAATTTTACTGCTCATTTTAGTTTTTGTAAGTTTGGTTGGTGTGCTGTTGTACTTGTTTTATGACAGCACTACCAATTTTCACAAGCAGTTGCTAAAAAATGAGCGCAATTTTAGAGATTCTGTATTGCAAAGTATTGTATCTTTGCAGAAAGATCGTGAGAAGTTAACTGATGAGATTGATACCTTAGAAACAGTGCTATCCGATCAGACTGAGGATGTAAAGAAGCAGATTAAAAACATCAAAATAAATAT